TATATATATACTATTTAATTAAATTAAAGTAACTACTTGACAAATCTAAAAAGTGAGTTATATTGTATGTATGGTTTTGGAGTATCCATATTTAACTAGTTTATCTATGGATATACTAATAGAGATAATTAATTTAAAAGGGGTATTAATGGAATTTTTTGTTAAAACGCACGAAGCTCAGCGTGCTATTAAGCTGTTAAGTGTTACAGCTAAAATGAACACTACTTCATTTGAGGGGCAGATTGTTATAAAAGCTGAAGAAGACTCTGTCCTTTTTCTTTCAAACAATGGTAAAACAGGCATTTCTTGTAAAGTTCCTGCCAAAGTAGTAAAGCCCGGTGAACAAACTGTAATTTTTAGTAAAATTAAATCTTATATTATGACATTTGCGTCTTGGGATGGGGAGATTGGAGTTAAAGATTTTCATTTTATTTCTAAACCTCCACGCCTACATGTTAAGGTTATAAACAGTCATTTAGATGACAGCACTTCTAAGTCTAACCTTAAATTAGATACTATTAAAGCTGCTAGATTTATTGCTATATCTACGATAGATCAACCCAATCTCATTTTAAATTCAAGCATAATTAAGTCAGCGATTGATAAAGTCTTATATGCTGTAGATCCTAATGGCCCTACGGCGTATATTAAAGGGATTCGTATGGCTTTTTCTAAGGATAAGATAAATTTTGTGAGTACTAACGGTAAACTTATTTCTGAGTTTATAGTTAAAAATGAAAATACTATTGAAGATCAAGAATACTTATTAAAACACAGTTTTATTATGGGGCTCCGCCGTGTACTTATAGATGACGCACAACTTTTTATGGAATTTAGTGATAGATCGATTAAAGTATCGTTTGATAACGTTTTATTTTGGGGAGAAAGTAATGTACTAAAAACCTACCCTAATTACCAAAAAATGTTTGATGTTTTTGATAAAACTGTGGAAATTAATAGAGAGATGTTAGTTAATGGTTTATCTTCTTTTGTAGACGTACTTAATGGTGAGGATTATAATAGGGTAAGTTTAAAAGTTAACGATAATAAACTATCGTTGAGTACTGATAATTCTTTATTTGAGTATGATAATGTAGGTAATAAGGATATTGATTTTATTTTAGACGTGGACGGTAAAGATTTATTGAATACACTGCATTCTATGACAGATGATAATGTGGAATTAAAGTGTTTAGATGAAAAAAATGGGCTGATTGTAGTTTCTAAAGGCTATGACGATCAAAAAGCTTATGTAGTAAACTTAGTCAGGAGATAATGTGACGACTAATTTAGATAGGTATTCAGTAGAATTATATGCGATGTTAGCGGAGTTAACTCAGTTGGTTATGATCCCAGAAGAAGATAAACTTAATATGTTGATTAGTACCTGTAGGAAAATATTAAAAGATGAAGGGATGGCTATTATTTCCCCTCCTAAAGGTTATAAAGATATAAAAAAATTATCTGATTTAATTGAGCACTTTTATTGTGTCTTATACCATAAACATCCAGAACTTACTGCATATCGGGATACCAAGAAGGATGGATCTATTGCAAAGCACTTTGTAAAAAAGATTAGTGATTCTACTGGATTAGGGTATAAAGAGTCGTTAATTAAGTGTGCTATGATTGTTACTACAGTGTTTAATAATGAAGAGGAATTTAAATTTAATAATGAAATATTTGTATCTTTTGCAATGTTCGGTCAAGATAAGTTAGGTTGGATTACTGAAAAAGCTTTACAGATTATGAATAATTTTAATAAGAACGAGGACCGTTTAGTATGGTTGGCTGATTTACAGGCAGAAGAATATTTAAGAACCCACGAGGTGGAGTTTGGTTTACCGAATTTACAACAAATATCAGAGGAGATAGATAGCCATAGATGAGTGATAAAAAAAATGTTGAGAAGCTTACTAAAGCTGAAGAAGCTAAAGTTAAAAAGAAAATAGACACAGATACAAAAAAGAAAGTAGAGCTTGTTATAATGGATAAAACTAGAGAGTTCGCTTTAGCTGCCATTAAAAAGAAGTATGGTGACATATTAAAACCGCTTTCTGAGAGTCAAAACAGTATTAGGACAATTAGTACTGGCTCATTAAGTCTTGACTTGGCATTAGGTAGAGGGGGTATGGCATTAGGGCGCGTTTATGAGGTGTATGGTCCCAATTCAAGTGGAAAGAGTACACTGGGTGTCAGTGTGGTTATACAGGCTCAGAAAAGGGGTATGAAGTGTGCTTATTTGGATGCCGAACAGGCTGTTGATCCTAAACTTTTTGAAAGGTACGGAGTTGATTCTGAAAAACTTGAGCTAGTTCAGGTATATGGCGGAGAACCTAACCTAGATATTCTTGAGAGGTTGATTAAGACAGGGGCATACGATGTTATTGTAGTTGATAGTGTCTCTGCGCTGATCCCCAATGCCGAAGCTCAAGCAGAAATTGAGAAAGATACTATGGCTTTACAGGCTAGGTTGATGAGTAAAGCATTACGAAAGATATCTCCTCAAGCCGCTGAAACACAGACGTTATTAATTTTTGTTAATCAGATTAGGAAAAATCTATCTCCGTATGCTCCACCGGATACTACAAGTGGTGGTGAAAGTTTAGGCTTTTATGCTACAGGTAGGATTTCTTTGAAAGGTCCAGAAGCAAGATCTCGTAGAATCGCCGATCCAGTAACTGGGGAGATTATAGGGCATGAGGCTATACACGAAGTAGTAAAAAATAAACTTGGTGAGCCATTCAGAAAAGCCACATTGCGGTTGGTTTATGGTAAAGGGTACGATATGTATTGGGAAGTTTTGTCTATGGCAACCAGTCTTAATATAATTGAGAAAGCTGGTTCTTGGTTTAAGTACAATGATGAAAATATAGGCCAAGGTGAAATCAATGTATTAGAAACATTAAGAACCAATGAAGAGTTATTTAATAAAGTGGTTGAAGAAATTAAAAATCTTTCTGGTTTAAAAGAGGCTTATGAGCTACATTGCCAAACTGGTCCAATCTATACTGGTGAAGCTTTTTCCGGCAGTACCAAATAAACGTATTTTTGAAGAGCATTTTATTAATTACAAAAAGCATAAACTGTTTTTTGATTTTTATGTGAGAGAACTGCGTTTATTCGTGGAAGTACAGGGGCAACAGCATTTTAAATTTGTTAGTCATTTTCATGGGGACAAAGAAAAATTTCAAGGGCAAGTAAACAGGGATAATCTAAAGATAGAATATATACAAGAAGAAGATTTTTATTTAGTTTATATAAACTACGATGATGAAATTACGGAAGACCTTATGCTTACCAGAATTACTGAAGCTATGAACAATGGAACAAATTATTCAGGTAGAAAAAAGAAATGAAGAAATTAACCTATGATTTTATTAAAAAATCTTTTGAAAAGGAGGGGTACACCCTCCTTAGTAAGGAGTATAAAAATAATAAGACTAAGCTAGATTATCTTTGTCCTAAAGGACATATACATAGGGTATCTTGGAACTGTTGGAATACCTTAGGTAATAGATGTCCTTATTGTTACGGAAATACTAAATTAGATATAGAACAAGTTAGAAAATCTTTTGAGAAAGAGGGTTATGTACTTCTTAGCAATGAGTATAAAAACGCTTACACTAAGTTAGATTATATTTGTTCTAAGGGGCATAAGCATTCTATTACTTGGACTGATTGGCATTATGGTAAAAGATGTTGGTATTGTAATGGAAATATAAAACCCACATATGATTTTGTAAAATATTCTTTTGAGAAAGAAGGGTATATATTACTTAGTAAAGAGTATATAAATAATAGAACTAAGTTAAAGTATGTTTGTCCTAAAGGGCACAGACATTCCATATCATTTGGTAAATGGGGCATTGGTAGGAGATGTCCTTATTGCTCTAAAAAAATAAAAAAAACTATTAAAGATGTGAGAAATTCGTTCGAGTCTGCGGGCTACATATTACTAAGTACTAAATATATTAATAATCACACTAAGTTAAAATATATTTGTCATAACGGTCACAAGCATAGTATAATATGGACTGATTGGGCTAGAGGGGTTAGATGTCCTACTTGTTACTGTATTAATAATATGGGAGAAAATCATCCGTCTTGGAAAGGAGGTATTTCTTTTGAACCGTATTGCGAAGCTTGGAAAGATTTAGAATATAAAAAAGATATAAGAAATAGAGACGGGAATAAATGTTTAAACCCCTACTGTGACTCACCTGATTCAAGGGATCTAACCATCCATCACATTGATTATAATAAAAAGAACTGTAAACCAAATAATTTAATAACTGTGTGCCGTTCGTGTAATTCTAAGGCCAATAAAGATAGAACATGGCATAAAGCCTGGTATCAGGCTGTTATATATAGAAGATATTTTAACGATAAAGGATAATGTTATGAATAAATACGATGTAAATACTTTAATTACGTCTGATTCTACTAAGTACAATAAAGACTGTAAAGACTTCTGTTGTCTCAGGGATGGAACAATCCTCGGGGATAGTAAATATTGCGACCTTAGTAAGTTTTGTATACAAGCTGATTATGTGAACGGGGTAGCGGTACCAATGGAGAATCATTACTGCCCTGTAATTGATCCTAAAACTAATAAAGTAGTGGAATGGGACTATTATTGCACTGGTAAACATGACCACAGATCATACGAAGAAAGAATAGATGGTGATGATAAAGCATCATAGGAGGTAGTATGGACCAAGCAATAACATCCTTTCAAAATATAAAAATAAATAACACCCTTGTTGATGAGATTTGGAATTTTAACCCTAGAAGTCTTAATAATCTAGATGGGGCAACTATTAGTATGTACTCAATTGCACTAGCTCAGTTTTTAATTTATTTTAAGTCTGAACAAAATCAAACTAAAGCTGAAATTGCTAAAAAAAATAAACTCTTTGAGTCCTCTATAGCTATAGTTCTCGACAAAGAAGTACTAAAACAATATAAGACTAAATCTGCCGCTACAGACTATCTTATTAGTACTAATGTGGATTTATCTAGGCTAAATGATCAAATAGACGAATTAAAGTTAGAGTTAATAAAATTAGATGGAATTGATAAAACGATAAGTGAGTATATTGCTACATTTAAAAGAGAATTGACAAGAAGAGAGAACGAATTATACGCTATAAGAGCAGAGAGGAAATAATATTGAATATAGACGAAATAAAAAATAAATTTTGTAGACCGGCGGATGAAAGGATTGTACTATCATACTGTTTTAAAAGTGTAGACTATTTTTATGATCTTTCGTCTAAAATAAATGAGTTTGATTTTCTTTCTGAACCGCATCAGTTATTATTTGCTTTGATGAAGGATTTAGTTAACAGGGGGATAACTTCTATTGATTTGGCAATGGTCATTACCCAAGCTCAGAATAACGAAGTTCTAGACATGCTAGGTGGTGTCGGATATCTGCAATCCATAGGAAATATTGTTACTTCGGATTCCAATTTTAATGTGTATTTAGATAATATTACCGAGGCAAGTACTAAATTTAAGTTATACGTAGCTCTTAAACAGCATATAACTTTAGTAGAGGGTAATGCTAAAGACGGCGTCTCTGGAAATGATTTGATTGGTCATGTAGAAACAAGTATGTTAGATATGACCACTGGCTTTAAAAATAATGGAGACCCTGTAGATTTAGGTAATGGTTTAGATAAATTTATGGAGGATAGGCTTAATTCAAAAATAACTATGACCGGCTTATCTTCGGGATTTCCTATTTTAGACAGACAAATAGATGGATTAATACCAGGAACTTTAACTGTAATAGCAGCAAGAAAGAAGATGGGTAAGAGTGCTTATCTAACTAATATAGCCATTCACGCCGCGTTCAATGAGCATGTACCTGTTTTATATATTGATACTGAGTTAACTTTTAGTGAATGGCGAACTAGGGCTTTATCTAAACTGTCTGGTGTTAAAGAAAGAGACGTTAAGCACGGAGGATGGAACCCTGAGCAGTATTCTAAGATGAAATATGCTCAAAATTTGACTGCTAATGGTAAATTATTTCATATGTATATGCCAGGGTATAGTGTAGATAAGGTAGTGGCTATGTGTAAAAAAATGAAAATTAAAGAAAACATTGGATTAATTGTATTTGACTACATTAAAGAACCTGATTTATCTACGACTGATGGTAATAGGAAAGAACATCAGTTACTTGGTGATATTACTACAAAACTTAAGGATTTAGCGGGTTCTCTGGATATACCTGCACTGACTGCGGTACAGCTCAATAGGCAAAATGATATTGCCGATAGTGATAGAATAGCGCGTTTTGGTGATGTTATTGCTTTATGGGGCGCGCGTACAGAAGAAGAGCGTAAGATGGGTGGGCTTGAGTGTGGTAACTATAAGCTTACCATTAAAGATACTAGACGAGGTGGAAGTACTGGTCCAGAAGGTATAGGTTACTGGTTTTTTAAACAGCATCTAGATATTAGAGAAGTTAAAGCACCAGATCAATACTTTATAACTTCAGGGGATGAGGTAACCAACCATGAAGATGCTGATGAGGCTAGGTATAATACGGAGGTACTAGATGAGCTTTCCTAAAGACAGTAGTTTTAAAGACAGAGTAGCCACAGTTAAACAATTAATTGATCCAGCTTATCTAGTTAGTCAGCTTGGATTTACAGTTGCGAGAGAAACTTCTAAGGAATTAAGAGCCGCTTGTATAATACATGGTGGTGATAATACTACTAGTTTTAGACTTAATAAGGATTTAAAAACTTGGGTTTGTTTCACTCACGGGTGTCAGAAGGCTTATGGAAATGATATGTTTGGTTTAGTAAGATCAGTAAATGACTGCGGGTTTATGGACGCATTAGATTATTTAGAGGATTTAACTGGTAGTAAAAGCATTAATAAAACTGATTTGATACGATTTAAAGAACAAAAAGAAAGAAAAGATTTTATTAATACTTACGGTAATTCAACTGAGCGCCCTTCTGTAGTAGATGAGATTAAATTAAAATATTATAAACCATACAGATCTTCTTTTTTTATAGAGGATGGATTTAGTGTAGACACTCTAGATTTTTTTGAAATAGCTGGTGGGTATACTGATCGTGATGGGCTTGTAAGAGATATTATACCTATTAGAGATGATAAGAGTTTATTAGTCGCGTATAGTTTAAGAGATATACGGGCTAACCCTATCAATACAGACCAAAAATATAAACTTACTCCAGGATTCGACAAAAATACCGTGCTTTATAACTTACATAATATTAAAGAGCTTGGGGCAGAGGTGCCTATTATTATAGTGGAGGGGTTTAAGAGTGTTTGGAGACTGTATAGTTTAGGTATTAAGAATGTAGTGGCTTGTATGGGCGCAGGTATAACCACAGGACAAGCTGATTTATTATGTTCATACGCGCATAAAGGGGTAGCTTTATTTTATGATGGTGATGTGGCTGGGGTTTCCGCTATTGGGCGGTCTATAGATCTACTAGAAGGTAAGTTACCTATATATGCAGAAATAATAACAGAGGTAGATAAACAAGGCAAAGGGCTTGATCCAGCCGATTTAACTGATGAACAAATATTTTACTACCTAGAGAGTTATATGAGGAGGAAAACCGTTTGAATGAGAAAAAGATGTTCGAAGTGTAAAATTCATAAGGATGAAAATGAATTTAATAAAAATAAGTCACGTAGTTCTGGTATTGCTAATAGATGTAAAGAGTGTAGAAAAGAAGACAGGAAAGAAAAAAGAGAAGAAATGAGGGAATATAGTAAACGTTATTATGAAAGGAATAAGAGGTCAATAGCTCTACAGTCAAAAATATATAGACAAGAAAACAAAGAAAAAATACTTATTCGTATTAAACAACATTATAAGAATAATAAAGAAGTTTATACCAAGTATAAAAAGAAATATTATCAAGCTAATAAAGAAAAAATTATTAAAATGGCTGATGACTATAGACTTTCTAAGGCTGTGTATGAGACTTATGGTAAAAAGCTAACAGTAGCTGAATCACCCAGACTTTCTAAAGATGGTATCTCTTTAGAAGTTAAATGTAAGTATTGTGGTAAGTATTTTATACCTACTAATATAGCAGTAAGGCACAGGATTAATGCATTGAATAGTGTTAAACTTGGTGATGTGTTTATTTATTGTTCAGATAGTTGTAAAACGTCTTGCCCAATATACAATCAAAAGAAGTACCCTAAAGGTTTTAAAAAAGTAACATCTCGTGAAGTCAACCCTTTAGTTAGACAAATGTGTTTTGAACGAGACAATTGGAGATGTCAGATCTGCGGAGCTAGTCAAGAAAATGCACCACTACACTGTCATCATATTGAAGGATATGCCCAAAATCTACGTTTGGGCAATGATGTAACTAATACCGTCACACTTTGTAAAACGTGCCATAAAAAGGTGCATAAATTACCTGGCTGTGGGTATTATGAACTTAGGTGTAATAAAGCCTAAAGATTTACTTGACAAATCCATAAAATGTACTATATTATACTATAATTAAGATTAATTAAAGGAGACGAATAATGCCACAAGGTGAAAATTTTGTAATTCTACAAGGTAAGATAACAAGACCTAAGTTACAGCAGGTTGGTCAATACAATACTAGTTTATTTAAAGGAAGTTTGGCTATACCTACGCCAGATAATACTTATCAATATATAAAAATAGCAGCTTGGAATGATTTAGCCGATGCGTTGGATGAAGTACCTAAAAATTCGTACATAAAATTGCACGGACATATCGAAGAGAGTTCTTTTAATGGGAAGTGTAGGCACTGTAATGGACCCGATAAAAAGTACTGGACTGAAGTTTTTGTGGACACATTTATTATAATAAAAGGAGAAGACTAATGACTGAAGTATACACAGGAGTACCCACCTTATCACTTTTTCCAATGAAACCATGTAAATTTAAAGTGGTACGGCAGATCGAATTGGAAATTCCAGTAAGAGGAGACTATAATGAAATTGCGCCAGGGGTTTTTCCTGATGAGTCTGGTGAGTTTGATTTTTCTCAAGATTTTATTTATTTTCCTGCAGTTACTAAGGTATTACTCGCAACTAAACAGTACCCAGATTTAGAAGCTAATCAAGTATTTACTCCAGTAGGTCTTGAACTTGGGGAAGATGTTGTAAAAATTCCTGGTAGTATATTGGAGATCATTGATACTAAACCATAGGAGATAATTATGGAAAGCAATGAAATGCAGATGGTGGATACGATACACAAATGTTTATTTTGTGGAAGCCCTGCTTATGAGGTAGCGCCTAATGAATTTAAATGCTCTAGTGAAGAGTGTGGTTTAATATGGAGGATTATAGATTGTGAATCTTAAAAAATATTATGATATTTTAGGAGTGTCTCTAGAGGCTTCTAAAGATGATATTAAAAAAGCTTATAGAAAACTAGCTTTAAAGTACCATCCAGATAAAAATCCTGATGACAATAAAGCTGAAGAAAAGTTCAAAGAGATTTCAGAAGCGTACGAGGTATTAAATAATCCAGAAAAACATCAACAACAACAATCTCGTGGATTTAACCCTTTCGAAGGATTTGGTATGCATAATCCTTTTGGTGGATTTCAACGAAGAGCTAATGCTCCTCAAAAAGGTGCCTCTTTAAGGGTTGTAGTTCCTATTAGTATTTATACTTCTATTTTTGGTGGCAAAGAGGCGTTTACGGTTTCTTATCAAGATATTTGTATTAAATGCAACGCTAAGGGGGCTACTGAGTTTGAGACGTGTTCAGAGTGTGACGGAGAGGGTATATTTTTAAAACAAGAGCGAATTAATGGTATGTTTATGTCTACCCATGTTCCGTGTAATAAGTGTAGGGGAACAGGGCAAATTCCTAAAAATACCTGTGATAGCTGTGGTGGTACTGGGCGTATTAATGTACGAGATAAGGAATTAAGTATTACAGTTCCAGCTAGATCCCCAGAGGGTAAGCAACTTTTACTATCTGGGGCTGGGGGTAATGGTATTTTTGGTGGCCCAAGAGGGGATGTTGTGGTACAAGTAAGAATTGTTTGGCCAGACACGACTAATCTAACTGAGGAAGAGCTTGAGATGCTTAAGAAGCTATGAAAATACGCCGAGTAATGAGCCTAGATGTGTCTTCTACTTCTACAGGATGGTCTTTTATTTCTACTGATGATAATATTCTAAAGTATGGTAAAATTGTTCCTAATAAGAAATCAGAACTTACAGAGAAACTTACTTATTTCCGTAAAGAACTAATAAAGGTATTAAAAAAATATAAACCTACTGATATAGTACTTGAAGATACATTTGTGGGATTAAACCCTAAAGTTACAAAACTTTTAGCTAAATTTGGGGGCATAGCAGAGCAAACCGTGTTTGAGTATTGTAATAAAGCCCCTTATATAATGAGTAATACTAAACCAAAGGCTTTTTTTAAAGCTAAGTCTAAGGATTTATTGTTTGTTTTAATAAAAGACCTTATTAATTTTGGAAATCAAGACATTAGGTTTAAAGATTGGAATGATATAACAGATAGCGTAGCTCAATTACTTTGTTATTGTGATGAGATTTTACAAATTGAAAAATATAGGGAGGAGTATGATTATGGGTATGATTTTAACAAACGATTTTAAGGCGCATATTACTGTAGAAAATATGAAATCAAGTATGTTAGATGTTTTTGTAGGGATGTTTAATGAGGCTGGTATTACAATGGCAGGTGACTCAAAAGATTTTGTAATTCAAGCAACAGAACAGTTAATGAGAGAGAATAAAATGGATTCTAGTCTTGCTATTACTAAATATAAAGTAGTTTCTGATACTACAGGAGAAAAGGAATTTTTTGTAAGTATGGACGAATTTGATGAGGTGTCAGATCTTTTTAGAACTGCCATCGCTAAGCTTATGTTGCAAGTTATTTCTTACGAATTAGCCGCACACATTGAAGAAGTAAAAAAGGAAGGATAAAATATGGCAAGACCGATTAAATTAAGTGCTACAAGAGTTAGTTCATATATGCGCTGTAAAAGGAAGTACTGGTTTCAGTATGTTGAGCATATGCCAAAGTTGTCTAATCCAGCGTTTAAGTTGGGTACTACTTGTCATGAGGCTTTAGAATTTGCTGGTCATATTTGGGCAGAGAAGGGGAAGTTTGATGAAAGTGATTACAAAAAAATATATGATGTGTACGATAAAGTGTCAGTTAGGGAAGGCATTGAATCGATGCAAGTACATGTTGAGGGTAAAGCACTCGTAAAAAATAGAGTAGAGGATTTTGCTTTAGGTAGAGAGATTATTAGTTTAGAGGAGACTTTTGGTTTTGCAGATAGTAGGTGGCCAGATCTAGAGACAGATATGGGTGTGCCTTTGATTGGTGCTATGGATAAAGTAGTTAAGCTAGATGATGAAACACTTATGATTGTGGATTATAAAACATCTAAAACTGCCCCTACTCCAGATCAATTACAGGATGATTTGCAGTTATCTTTATATGATTTAGTAGCGCATAAACTATGGCCTAAGTATGAGAGGATAATACTTTGTCTAGATATGTTGAGATCTTCTCCAGTATTTAGTTATCGTACAGATGAGCAACGTAATGAGACTAATAATTATTTAGTTACTGTGTATGATGAGATGTGTAATATAAAAGAAAAGGATGCTGTAGCTTCTTTGAATATTTTTTGTCCTTGGTGTGATTTTCGGGATTACTGCGATAAATATCAAAAGGCTTGTAGTAATAAAAAGTTTGAATTTTTACCTACAGCTAAACTTACAAATGATCAATTAATTGAAGAGTACGACCAGATTTCTAGTACAGCTAGGATTCTTGATACAAGGAAAAGAGAAATTGCAATGGTAATTATGGAAAAGATTAAGGAGGCTGGAACTAATTTATATGGGGAGAACAAGCAGGTTTATATAAGACAGAACGCTAGAGTTAATTACGACCCTAAGGTGGTGCAGGAGAATACATCAGCTGAGGAGTTTGTGGAAATGGTTAATCTTAAGAAAAAAGATGTAGATAATTATTGTTCAAAAAATCCTAGAGCTAGAGAAAAGATAGAAGAAGGTGCTGTAACTAATTTCACTATGCCTTTTTTGGCAACTAAAGCAATTAAAAAGTAGGTATAAGGTATGCCAAAAAAGTTAACCTATGAATTTGTTAAGGGAAGTTTTGAGAAGGAGGGTTATGAATTATTAAGTAGTGAGTATGTTAATTCGAAAACAAAGCTGAAATATATTTGTCCTGAGGGTCATCGTCATAATATTACATGGCAAAATTGGTCAGCAAATCATAGATGCCCTTCGTGTGCTGGAAATATAAAATTACATATAGAATTTATAAAAAAATCTTTTGAAGATGAGGGGTACACTTTACTTAGTGAAGAGTATATAAATAATAGACAAAAACTTAATTATACTTGCCCAAATGGGCACGAACACGGTACTACTTGGTTTAATTGGTCAACAGGACATAGATGCCCTTATTGTACTGGACAAGGGAAATCTACTATAGAAGATGTTAAACTTGCTTTTAAATTAGAAGGTTATATATTAAAATCTAATGTGTATGTAAATATTAATACTAAATTGGAGTGTGTATGCCCTAATGGTCATGAAACTTCTATGACGTTTGGTAATTTTAAGCAAGGATATAGGTGCAAGTATTGTGCAGGAAATGTTAGACACGATATATATTATATTAAAAATGAATTTGAAAAGGAGGGATATGTCCTCCTGAGTAAAAATTATGTAAATAATAAAACCAAGTTGAGTTATAGATGTTCTTTTGGTCATGTGCATTATATTACATGGAGTGATTGGAAAACTGGATATAGATGTCCTACTTGTTGGTCTATTAGGATATCTGGTTCTGGTAATAACTCTTGGAAAGGTGGAATATCCTTTGAACCTTACTGTGAAGCTTGGAAAGACCAAGAATACAAACAAGACATTCGTGATAGAGATGGAAATAAATGTTTAAACCCATACTGTAATTCTAAAAATCCAAATGATTTAACAATACATCATGTTGATTATAATAAAAAGAATTGTAGTCCGTCAAATTTAATTACAGTATGCCGTTCGTGTAATTCTAAGGCCAATAAAGATAGAAACTGGCACAAAGCTTGGTATCGGGCGGTATTAAATAAACGATATAATTATAATTATTAAAAAGGAAATAAAATAAATTATGGCAAAAAACAAAAAAGTAAATAAGAAAACTAAAGTACTTGTATATGCTGATGCAGTCTCATGTGCAACAGGTTTTGGATCTGTGTCTAGAAATATTTGTGAAGCGTTATTTAAAACTGGAAGATATGATATCGATATATTTGCTATCAACTACTGGGGCGATCCGCATACCTTCCCTTATCGCCAGTTCCCAGCCGGTACTAACACACAAAAGGACCCATACGGAAGACAGAAATTTGTAAGCATGGCCCAGCAAATGGAGTATGACATCTTGTTTTGTTTGCAGGATACTTTTATTTTAGATTTTTTACCTAAACTTATACCAGCCCTAATAGCGAGTGGGAAAGCCTTTAAATCAATTTGTTATTTTCCTATTGATGGTGTTCCTAAAGAGCAATGGATTAAAAATGTGGATGCCGTTGATTACTTAGTGGCTTATTCCAAGTTTGGAGCTAACGAGGCTAAGAAAGTATACCCTGCTGTACAAGACATGCAAGTAGTGCCTCATGGCGCTAATATTGATGATTTTAAACCTCTACCTAAGGATATTATTAAAAAGTTTAAGGCACAGTATTTTGGTAAGCACGCAGATAAATTTATTATTACTAATGTTAATCGAAATCAGCATAGAAAAGATATACCTAGAACTATAGCTGCATTTGTGGAGTTTAGAAAGGAAGTGCCAACTTCTATTTTATATCTACATATGGCAATGAAAGACCAGGGTTGGAGTCTGGATGAGGTTTGTAAGTCCTATGGTCTAGTTGTTGGAGAAGATGTTGTTTTTCCAGAGAATTTTGGGCCTAATCAAGGGTATCCTAAAGAAATTGTTAATTTAATATACAATGTCTCTGATCTTGTTGTTAGTACGACTTTAGGGGAGGGTTTTGGTCTTTCTTGGGTAGAGGCTATGGCTACTAAGACCCCTGTTTTAATGCCTAATAATACAGCTATGGGAGAATACATTACTGAAGATAAGGGCTACCTAATTGATAGTGGGACTACTCCTGGATTACATACTGTTCTACCAAATGACAATGAAGTTATTAGGCCGCTTGTTGATGTCGAAGATATGGCGAAGAAGATGGTGTATATTTACAACAATTACGTAGAAGCTGAGGCGAAAGCGGAGACAGCCTATGGGTGGGTGAAGTCGGAATTGAATTGGCAGGGTAAGATAGCCAAAGCTTGGGTTAGTATTTTTGATAAGGCTGTAAGAGACCTTAAAAATCCTACTGCGGTCAATGAAATTGGTATAGACAGAAAGGTTATAACAGCTGAAACTTTTTAGATTGACAAACTAGAAAAATGTATTATATTATATAGTAATAATAACACCATCAGTTGCATAGGTTCCGTCCGGTGTAACTGATGGTTATGGAGGACAATATGATTAAAGTTAAAAAATTACATGAATCATCAGGTAATTTCTTGTCTGCTCTGGTAGGAATGGGGTTAGCTTTTGATAAGACAGTAAAGGGTTTGGATGAAGGCGTCTCTATTTTTTTAGACGGTGTTGGTAATTATAATGAGTTGTATTATCAAATGTTAGAGCGGGCTAAAAAAATGGCCTTTAAAGGTATGGGACATAATAAATTTCTTAGAGCTATGAATGTAGACCTTATTGTCCAAGCCCCCTGCGATTGGTGGCAGCAACAAGCTACTTACACTACTATAGCAGCGGTCCAATCAACATCTACTATGCATATGTTAAAGAAATCAGAACTAGCTAATGGTATAGATCATTTAGTAGATGAGGTGATTTTAAATAGGTATAAAGAACTGCTTGAAGAAGGAGCTGACTTAATTAAATTAAAACGTAATCTACCATCTGGTTATATGTACATAAGAACTATTCATTTAAATTATATGAATTTACAGCATATGGTACACCAACGATATAAACATAAAGAGCCTGAATGGCCTTCATTTTGTAAGCAAGTACTAGCTCAAGTAGACCATCCATATTTTATAACGAAGGAGAAGGTATAAATGGATATAACAGGAATTAGATATACAGGACCGGTTTTTGATTCAAGCGGTTATGGTAAAGCGTGTAGGGGTAATATACTAGCGTTACACCAAGCCGGTGTGCCTATTACTATCAATCCTATTTCTTTTGAAAACAGCAAGCCAGACTTAGGAGAAGATGGTAAACTATTAAAAAGTTTAGTTGAAAATTCAATTCTATATAATATTAATTTTATACACACTACTCCAGAATTTTGGTCTAAGTATAGACAAGTGGGTAAAATAAATTGTGGGTTTACAATTTGGGAGACTACTAAGTTACATTCTGATTGGACGCCTTTTATAAATAATTCTGTTGATAAAGTATTAGTAGGCTGTGAGTGGAATAGGGAGATATTTAAAGATAGTGGTGTGACTATTCCGATAGGGGTAGTTCCTCACGGAATTAGTACTAAAGCTTTTGATTCTTTTGATTCTTTTAAAATTGCTGGTGTAAAAGACACTGATTTTGTTTTTTATAATATCTGTCAGTGGACTGAACGAAAGTGCCCTCAAGCACTCATAAGGGCTTATTACCACGCATTTAATGGTAATAAAGATGTAGTACTGGTTTTAAAAACATACGGTAATGACTACTCGGATCAGCAAAAAGAAGGTGTGATTAGAATGATCAAATCTCTAAAGTATAATATGCCTATGTCTGATTTTCCTAAGATGGTTCTTATTGGTAATATGCTGTCTGAGGATGAAATAACCTCTTTACATACTAGGGGTGATTGTTATGTGTCTTTAGATAGGGGTGAAGGTTTTGGACTCTCCAGTTTTACTGCTGGAGCTGCTGGTAATCCAATCGTAGTTACCGGATTTGGCGGCGCAACAGAGTATGCAAAAGAAGACAATAGTTATCTAGTAAACCATATGTTGACGCCCGTACATAGCATGCCTTGGAGTCCGTGGTATGATGGAACACAGTTATGGGCTGAGCCTGATGTATTAGACGGGGCTAACAAAATGAAGTATGTATATGAAAATCAAAATAAAGCAAAAGAGAAAGGAATGACCCTAAAGAATTATATTAAAGAGAATTTTTCTTGGGAAGTTATAGCAGATAAAATTATTACTGAAATAAAGGATATTTAATTTTATGTCGTTTTTTAGATACCCAGGAGGTAAAGCTAAACTAAGGGACCAGATACTTAGTAAGTTATGTGAAGGATTGAGCAAGGATGATACAATAATTGAATACAGGGAACCTTTTTTAGGTGGTGGAAAAATTACCACTGAGTTACTCACTATATCAGGTATAAATAGTTTTTGGATAAATGATTTTGATTTTGGGATAGCTTGTTTGTGGTTTACTGTTATAAATAACCCTATCGGGTTAATAGAATTGATACAGAAGTTTACCCCTTCTGTGGATTATTTTTATACTGCTAAGAAACAACTATTGGAAGATATAAAATTTAATGACTTGACCAACGAAGAAAGGTTACTGTATGGGTTTAAGAAATTAACTATTCATCAACTTTCTTTTTCAGGACTAGGAACTAAATCCGGAGGTCCTTTAGGCGGAAAAGAACAGAAATCTAAATATAAAATAGATTGTAGATGGTCCCCAGGGCATTTATCTAAAAATATTAATAAATTAAATTCATTATTTAAAAACAAACATATAAAATGTTCGTCTTTGGATTTTTCTGAGTTGATTACTGATGACGAAGTTACTGCTTTGTTGTACTTAGACCCACCTTATTTTGTTAAGGGGCAAGAGTTATATCAGTGTGGGTTTAATTATCAAGATCATATAAGATTGGCTGACTCTTTAAAAAACACTAAGCATTTTTGGACCTTGTCTTACGATAATTGTGAAGAAATAAGTTCGTTGTATATGGGTTGGGCAAATATAGAAATTATTAATAATATAAATTACTCTATAAACACAGCCCGTAATTTTAAAACAGAACTACTTATAAGTAATTTTTAAGGGAATTATGTATTGTTATAGCGATAACACTGTATTATTTTTAGACCCATATACGGTAGATAAATTAAAATTTAATGACTATGTAGAAAAATCACGTAGGTTTGCCAGTGCGAGTTTACAAAGTAAAACTTATTATAAAAATGAAAGAAGAGCGTTAAAAGCACACCACGATATTGTAATTGGTAAAGTTGGAGAGTTTATTGTGGCCGAATATTTGGAAAAAAAGCTCGGCTATCCAAGTGCGGCTCCTGATTTAACAGTGCTTCCTGTTGGTAAGAAAAGTTGGTCTTGTGACTTACCATACCCAAAAAGTACTTTTCCTGGCATACATATAAAAACATGCAGTAAATCTACTTTAATTTATACAGGTAATGACAACCCTTCTTGGACTTATCAAAAATCCAATCTCCATAATAAGTATGGAGAAGACTCATTGTTTAAAAATAAGGAGCTAGAGGCACTAACAGCGTTTATTTATGTACATGATTTATTATGTAATGAGGTATTTATTCTCGGACTGATGCCTTGGCTGGCAGTTCAACCCTTATTAACTGATCCTATAAAGGCTAATTTAGTGGGGCTGAAAAAGTGTATTTACGCTACGGATATAATTGATAAATATAAAAAAATAAGGATAAAAATATGAAAACTAT